CTAACATAAGTTCAAAAGCGAAGGTACTATTATTCATCGGATTGTCCAACCAAGATGGGTGGAAAAGTCATAAAACCACGATTTGCTCAATGATGAAAGAAGGAGAAAACGCAATTGATTCAGCAATAAAAGAGCTACAGCGGTTTGGGCTTATGAAGAAAATACGTTACCGTGACCAGCAAACAAAGCAGGTAAAAGGCTCATTTTGGATGTATACAGACACCCCATATGTATTTTCTTCTTTGAACGACGTATTGGAAATTCTTGGCGAAGTTGGAATGGAGATTTTTCCATCAGACCTTGAAGGAATTACCGTAAATGGAAGCGGCGCAGAGGAAAATTCCAATCCTTCCGAAAGCCATAAGGATGGAACCTATAGGGATGGAACCTATAGGGATGGAACCTATGGGGATAGGAATATGGCCCTAAAAATACTAAATAAGAATACAAAGGATAAAAATAAAAATGTAATATTATTCTCTGACCTAAAAATAGAAGATAGACAAGATAAAAATTCTCGGTATGTACCATTAGCCGAGAGACTAGCTTCCATCATAAGGAAAAATAAAAGGATTAACGTGACGCCCCAAAGGATTTCTTCTTGGGCTAATGAAATTAGAAAGCTAGTAGAAACTGATGGTGTGTCCATTCAAAGGGTTCAGGCCGCCCTTGATTGGTATGAAGAGAATATAGGCGGCCAATATGTCCCCGTCATTGAGAGCGGCTTCAGCTTACGTAGCAAATTCATCAAGCTTGAGGATGCTATGCGCCGGGCTGGGGCTGTTCCCGGTCGGTCCAAAACCATTTCTACCGATACCCCCAAAGACCCCAAGAAAGTGTTGCTGCAATTCTTCCGTAGCAAAGACTTGGCCAACGTATTCTACCGGGATTGCTATGAACCGGCAGACAAGTTGTTTGAAGGAACAGTTGACGGAGGAACTCTTGCAGAAACCCTTCTGAATTTGTACTCCCAAATTAAAGAAAAGCAGGAACAAAACTTATCGGGTGATTTGGTCAGACTCCTTCCCGGCCCAATGGAGTTGATAGCCCGATACATTGATTGGATCCGGGACAGTACTTGGATTACCGACATTAGGTTGGACATGTTCGACCTGAACCATTCACTGTTCAGCAGATTCCGCCGGGACGAAGCCAAGACTGATAATTTTGAACGTGATGCAATTACTGGAAAATCTTATATGAGGGGATAGGAGGAAAGCTATGCAATACAATCAAGAAATCAAGGCTGATGCCGGAAAACCCCGCTTATCATTAGTCCCGTCCGAAATTATCTGGGCTATTGCCACCATAAGGGAATATGGTTGTCGAAAATACGGTGAGCAAGGTGCGTTGCGTTGGAAGGATGTTGAAAAGGAAAGATACCGGGATGCCGCATATCGTCATTGGCTCAGATACCTAGAAAACCCTTCAGGAGTAGACCCGGAAAGCGGATTACCTCACCTTTGGCATTTAGCATGCAACATAGCCTTCCTTTGCGAACTTGAGAAAGAGAATTGGAAGGATTTGAATTACAAATAATTCGACGAGAAGTTTGTATAATATAATGACAGAAAGCCTAGGAGGGGATTTATTTTGATAAGAGATGACCAAGAATTTATTGAACGTCGGATTGTTACCGGAATGATTGTAAGTACAGACTACTTGCAAAGGATTCAGAAATTTTGGAATCCCTCACTTTTAGAATCCCCTGAATTGAAAATCGTTGCGGGATGGTGCATGGACTATTTTCAAAAGTATGGAAAATCTCCCGATTCCAACATACAGGATTTATACATGGACGCATTGAAGAAAGGCTTATCCAAAGCAGATGCAAGATACATAGAGGAATTGTTACAAGACTTGAGCGATGAATATGGCAGGGGAACTCAGTTCAATTCAGCGTATTTATACGACAAGACCATTGAATACTTCAAGGCTAGGGAAATTGAAAAACACAATGAACGAGTCCAAGCACTCATTCAAGCGGGAGAAATCGAGAAAGCCGAGCAACTAGCCGCATCATTCCAACCGTCCATATTTGAAGATGAAAAGTTAGGATTAGACTTGTCGAAGAAGAAGGAAACAATGGAGGCCATCGAAAGAGCTTTCTCCAATGCATATACTCCGGTTGTGACCTACCCGGGAGCACTAGGAGAGCTTTGGAATGATCAATTTGTCAGAGGAGGATTTGTTGCATTACTTGCTCCAGAGAAACGAGGGAAAACTTTCATGTTGTTAGAAATCGGATTGAGAGCTATTCGGCAGAAAGCTAATGTTGCATTCTTTGAAGCCGGTGATATGACAGAGGAACAGATATTGAGAAGGATATGCATTTACATATCGCAACGTTCAGACAAGGAAAGGTATTGCGAAGAGCGTTTCCGCTCTGTCGGGGATTGCGTGTTGAACCAGTTGGACTTGTGTAACAGAGAGGACAGAAATTGCGACCATGGAATTTTCGATGGTGTATCATTAGATGCATTTATGCAAACTCCACACCAATTCGTAAACCTCGAAGTGCTCCAACAGAAGTATGGAGAATATCCGGATTATGAGCCTTGCGACGCCTATGGTTGCACTGAACGAAAAGGAACAGTTTGGCTGAAGAAAGTAAAGAAGTGTAGACCACTTACAGTAGTCCAGGCGAAGAAAAATGTGAAGGAGTTTTTTGAACGGTATAAACGCCGATTCAAGCTCATAACCTATCCCGCGGGAACTCTTACTGTTACGGAAATCCGACGAGTGCTGGATATTTGGGAAAGACAGGATGGGTTTGTCCCTGATGTCATAATTATAGATTATGCTGACTTGATGTCAGCAGACGATGCAAAGGTTTCTGAATTTCGCCACAGGCAGGATTATATCTGGAAATCGTTGCGGGGATTATCACAAGAGCGTCATGTATTGGTAGTCACTGCAACGCAGGCGGATTCCGAAAGTTACGAAAGAAAAAGACTAACAATGTCCAATTTCAGCGAAGATAAACGAAAACTGTCTCATGTTACTGCAATGTATGGATTGAATCAAGACCCACAAGGAAGGGAGAAAAAGTTAGGAATATTGCGAATCAATGAAATCGTGGTACGTGAAGGGGAATTCTCCAACGATAGAGAGGTTTGGGTTTTGCAAGACCTCGCCGTAGGTAGACCATTTTTGGAAAGTTTTTTTCCATGATTGGGAAGAAACTTTTTTTGAAAACCCTTCAAATAATTTTGGTTCAAATTGTATAATAATATCAGAGAGCGGAAAAAAGAAGAGGAGATTCAGCGGATTAAAAGGGAGGGATGAAGGTGTTTTACTGGAGAGAAAAACCCCTGAAGAACGAGCGACAGAAAAAGCAATAAAGTATTTTAGTGGTCCAGGATTTAGAGCAACAGAAGAGCAGGTTAAAAATACGTTTGCCTATAGTCGGTTTTTATTACGCGAATACTGGTCAGACCTTTTTAACAGGTTGTGTGAGGATCTTAAAATTCCACAACTTGGGGCGCTATTAGTTAGATTTATGGAACGATTGGCCAAACTGTTAAAAAGAAAGAGGTGAAGGTTTGAATAAACGACAGATTAAAAAATGATCAAAAATACAGTGGGAATGGCTATAAAATCAAATCAAAAAAGGAGGAGTTTTCATGTCGGTAAAAAGAGAGGATTTGATTAAGGCGGCGAAGGAGTTGAATGATATCTTGGGGTTAGACCCGCAAATCAAGACAGGAAGGGGAGTAACGGAAAAGGAGTTATCGGAGCAAATACTTGAGGCGGCTGAACTTATTTTACCCGAGGACGATATTTCTGAGGAGGCCATGAGAGTAATTAAACTCTTAAAGGGTGAATCCGTTGAAGAAGAAGATGAAGAGGAAGTAGACATTGACGAGGAACTTGAAGACGAGGAAGAAGAAGAACTGGAAGAAGAAGAGGAACTTGAAGAAGATGAGGAAATAGATGAGGAGGAACTGGAAGAAGAGGAAGAGGACGAAGAGGAAGAAGAAATGGAAGAGGATAACGCCGAAGATGTAGACGTTGAGGACGAAGATGAGCTTGAAGAAGAGGAGGAGGAAGAGGAACTGAAACCCGCTCCAAAGAAAGCTGCAAAGAAAGAGAAAAAAGAACAGAAGGAACAAAAGCCGAAAGCGAAGAAAATCCCGCCTGTTCAGACAACCTTGACCAGAGTTGCTGCCGCCGCCTTAGCAATCAAGAATTCAAAGAAACCTTTAACAATCGCGGAACTGGTCAAAGCCGCAGACGAGCTGTATGTAAAGGAAGGCGGGAAATCTAACCTCAACGAAAGCCGTTCAAACGTTACCAAAGCCCTCCAGGCGTTGATTGCTTTCGGCGTGGTTGAAGAAAAGGATGGCGTTGTAAGGGTGGAGTAACATGAAAACCTATAAGGCGGCCCTGGGTATAAGGGGCGATATGTTATATTGCCCCTTGTGCATCTATATCGATAGTTATTGGACGTGCGAACCTAATTGTGCCACGTGTTTTGCTAGAAGACTCAATCGAACTTGGGGGAATGATTTTCGGATTGCGGATGTAGAGGACATTAAGAAAAAACTCCTGTCCAAAAAAGGTACGAGCCCTTTA